CCCCGGCCAAGGCCCCCGCGATGTCGTCTACCCCCGAGACGTTCCGATCACCCACCTCGCCGCTCTCGCCGGGGCGATCGGCCAGAGCCTCCAACGCACCAGCTGGCCACCTACAAGCCGGCCCGATCCGCGGCTGACACAGATGGCCAGAACTTTCAGGCAAGCCCGCGACCTCGTGCACCGCTACGGCGCCGAGATCCCTCTCCATCGCTCTGGGACCTTCCGCGACCTCGAGGCCGCCCGTGCACGGACCATGCACTCCCTCTACATATCTGCCCACGCCCTTGGGGTTTCCCTGCACCAGTACGGGCAAGCACGCTACGAGGCGTCCCTGGAGAGCGACAGCCCCCTCCAGCTCAGCCAACTCCACTCTGCCTACGCACTGCGGCCCACCACCGGATGGATTGGCCGGATGTCCGTCTCCGAGAGACTCGCCGGACGCTACCTCGACGGACGCTTCACCGAGACACTCCAGGGCGAAGCCATAGCACCCATCGAGGACGACACTCGTCTCCCCCGAGCCCTCGCAGGATGGGACATCCAGGCCCACCGCACCCTCGCCTCCGACGCATGGCCGACCAACATGGTCCTCATCACACGCACCCAAGGCCTCATCGCCGGTGCCGCGATGGTGCTCGTCGATGCCGCACAACTCGCCGGCCACCTCGAGCCCACCGACCGGCTCATCCCCGCGATCGCCGAGACTGGCCGTGCTTGGAGCAACCTCGCCAGCCGCTGGGGGGACCTGACTCTCCCTCACGCCCGCCTGGATCCCAACCTGATGCGCGCTGCAGCCGAACTCCGCGCCGCCTACCGCGAGCTCACCCACGACGCCACCACAATGGCGAGCCTCACCGTCATCGCCACCAGGCCCGGCCTCGAACGCGGCACCATGGCGTCCCTCCACGCCCTCGAGTCCGGCGCCGAACTCGCCTACGTCGTCGCCGAAAAGGCCAGCACCCCAGGACTCACCGGCCCCGCGCGGGCGCTCTCCATCCGTGCCCACAACGACATCGAGCTCGGCCTGGCCGACCCCCACCCCGACGGTGACGTCGTCTGGGTCTCGCCAGCCGCCATCCTCGCTCGCAGAACAATCCTGGTACCGCCGCCAGTGCGGGAGTCGCTGCGTGCGGCGAGTGCAAGTACCGCTGCCGCGACATCCGTTGCCGCGGCGGTGACGACGGTTGTCCTTGCCAATAGCCAAGACGCGGCAACGGCCAGTGAGCCACAGCAGCCGCACAAGAGTCACCTTCGGTCAAACGCTGCATCACGCGCCTGTCCCGACATCTCGTCCGCCCGGGCTCTCGCGCCGTGACGCGGCCGGCGTCGAAATTTCACCCCTCGCCCACAACATCCGCGTCACTGAGAACACCGACCAACTCGCACGCGAATGATCGCGCAGAGCAGTTCGTACCTTGCATCAGGCGGCTCCTGGGTCAATGCAGTTCGAGCAGCGTTCGACACCGCACCTGACGCTAACCGTGATGTCCACTCGGGGGTGCTGAAGGTGGAGATCTTGCGAAGGTTCGCCCGATGGCCGTCGACTCCTCCAGCGACGCGGACACATTCAGCGCAGGCCACGGCCGCCGAACCGGATCTCATGCCTTTGGCGCCCGATCAGCACGCCGACTCGCCAAGTGTCCGGGCGAAAAAACTACCGGCTGAATTTGATCGCCCTCACCTGGTTGCCGCACTTAGGTGACCAGAAGGCTCGGGCGCATCTACGCCCGCCATAGCGGCTCTACTGGAGGTTGGCATGAGCGACTACGCGACTCAGAGCGGGACCGAGATTGCCGAGCGCTTCCCCGCCCTGCCAGAGAATGTCGCCGATCGACTCCTAAACTTGCTGCTTCCATGCGCCCTCGTTCCGGGCAGCTGCGAAACAGACTCGACAAGCCTGAGCGGCAAGTCGCCCGCCCCGGATGCCACCAGGGCCACTCAGAGCGAAGGAATGTCGTCCGAGCCACTGGCGTCCTGAAGAAGCATCGCACTCGGCTTGACCTCGACCCGTCCAGGATCGAAAACGCGGCCACGAACCACAGCCCGCTTGATTGTCACGTCGAGCAGGAGGCGGACCACTTCGCGCTGGTCCATAAGGTCGGCATTTGCCCAGCCGTCCTGAAGTGTGGCAGCACTCAACAGTCGTCGCAGGGCAGGTGAGGACACGGCAGCAACCTGTTGACCGCGCAGATCCTCGATTGCGTCCTCGATTCGCCGTGTCTCTGCCGCATAGGCTCGAAGGGTCAGTTCGCCCGAATCACGCAATGCCTCGACTTCCTCAAGTTCGGACTCTCGCTCCGATATGCGTGAGGAGATGTCGGGGCCTTGGCTGCAGCAGTCTCGCGCCGCCTGTGCGCCTCCGCCAAGGCACCCTGGAAGTCGGGACGCTCAAAAAGCGCCAACAGAACCTCCTCGATCCGTTCGTCGACGCGATTCGCCGTCGCTGTGACTCTCATGCACCCCTCATGGCGGCAGACATAGGCCCGCGGCATTCGGGACAGATTAGTGGCGGCCTTCACGCGCGCCCCGCATTCTCCGCAACGCGCGATGCCGGAGAGCAGATGCCTCGGCTCAGGACCGCGGGGGGCGCTCACGCTCAGCCGCGCTGGGTCGACAAGGAGCGCGTGCAGTCGTAGCCAGGTCCCGTACTCGATGACGGGGTCCCAATCGGCTTGCCCGATATCCTCGCCTCGATGCACTCGGCGACCAGCAATCGTCGGATTCCGCAGCAGCTGACGCAATGTCGACGGTTCCCAGAGCGTCACGACGCCCGCAGGATCGTGTTCCAGCGTCTGACGCCGCGGCCGTCGCGGAGTCGGGACACCGCGCGCGTTGAGGTCACGGCAGATGCCGCGCAGCGTGGCACCGTCCAGAAGCGCGGCGGCGGCATCAGCGAGAACCTGAGCCTCGGGCGACAGTCGGGACGGATCATCCTCCGAGTACGGGGTCTGACGTACCAGCACCCCCGTGGTCGGTTCGTACTCACGGCGGTAGCCGTACGGTAAGCGGCCGTGCGGACGGCGCTATCCGCGTTGGTCGCTACAGTCCTCAGATTGCGATCACGGATGTCGCTAGCCTCGCGCTCAGCCAGGAGCGCGTCCAGCCCGGTGGAGAGCCGGTCATCGGCTCGGGTCAAGTCGAATCGTCGTCCCTTGTAGACGAGGTGGACGCCAGCGTCGTGACAGGCAGACCGCAGACGGACGTAGTCCTCCAGATCGCGGGACGCCCTGCTCATCTCCCAAACAAGAGCAACATCAACCGCTCGCCCGCGAATCAGGTCGAGTGCCTCCTCGAAGCCTTCACGCTCACGCTTCCGATAAGCGCTGGCAGACCGATCGTCGTCGCGGATGGTGTGCGTAATGACGACACCGTTGGCTGTCGCCCAGCGCTCGTTCTCGCGGAGTTGCGTGCTGACGCTCGCACCGCGTCGTTTGGGATCGCGGCTCGCGCGTCCGTAGGACAAGCCCGTTTCGGGAGGCACGCGGCAAGGATACTTTACATATCCCTTTTTGAATGTTCTCCCCGGCGAGGAGCGGCAGGGTGCACATCTTCACCAACGCCTCTCGAGCACTGTTGGCGTGGATCGTGCACATGCCGGGCAACCCGGCGTTGAGCGCCAGCAGGAGGTCGAGGCACTCTTCGGCGCGGACCTCACCGACGATCACCCGACTGGGTCGCATGCGCAGGCTCTCCTTGACGAGATCGCGCAGCCGGATCTCGCCGGTGCCCTCCAACCCGGCCTGCCGGGTCTGCATCGGAACCCAGTCCGGGTGGCCGAACTGCACTGAATAGCCGTAGAGTGTGCACATGACCACAGAGACCAAGCGGGCCGCGCTCTACCTCCGGCTTTCCGATGACAAGAAGAAGACCGGCGAGAACGTGGCCGATCAGGAGCGCGGCGGCAGAGAACTGGCCAAGTCACGGGGCCTGACTGTCGTAGCCGTCTATTCGGACAACTCCCGACCGGCCTCTGATCCTGAGCATCAGCCGCGACCCGAGTTCGAACGACTCATGGCCGATGCTGAGACGGGCCTCTTTGATGCAGTGATTTGCCGTCACGCTGACCGGCTCTATCGTCACCCGATTGACCAACTTCGGGTCTCCAGCACGTTCGGGCCGCGCAAGATCACGATCCATCAGGAATGGAGCGGCTACCCGCTCGACCTCTCGACCCCGACCGGCGTGCTTAACGCGGGCATCGCGGCACAGGTGGCCCTCTACGAAATTCAGCACAAGAAGGAGAGGCAGCGCGCCACTAACGATGCTCTCTTGAAGGCTGGCAAGCCGCAGCCGGGTGGCCCGCGCCCGTTCGGTTTCAACAGGGACATGACCCCGAATCTGGCCGAAGCCACAGAGGTCGGACTTGCTACTCAGGCCGTGCTCTCAGGTGTCTCGTTGGGCGCGATCATCCGCGACTGGAACGAGAGAGGCATCACCGCAACACGTGGCGGAAAATGGGGTTACTCATCCATGCGGACGCTTCTTCTCAGGTGGAGCAACGCAGGCATCCGGCAACGCACGATCACGGATCCTGTAACCCGGAAGAAGACTGTTGTGGAGCACGGCGCGGGCACGTGGGAAGGCTTCATCAGTGAAGCGGACTTCCGAGCACTCAAGGCCAAGTTGGAAGACCCCGCGCGGATCAGGCACAGAGGCGAGACTGGCCGTAAGCACCTTCTCTCGCACATCCTCAAGTGTGGGAAGTGCCAGAGCCCGCTACGGGCATCGCACACGACTACCCGCGCAGGACTGCACTACATGATGTATCAGTGCTCCGGCTCCGGGTGCCGTCTCGGAATCGACTACGACACTGCCGAGCGCGTAGTCATCCGCGCCGTTGCCTCACGTCTGGCCATGCCTTCCCCGTCGATGCTCGCTCTCACTGCCGACGAGCGGAAGAAGGCAGGAGACGCACACACGCGGCTGACCCAGATCACCGAGGACGAACAACTCATCGAAGAGTCCAAGATTTCCGCAGCGTCAAAGATCAGGCAGTTGGAATCTCTCCAGACCGAGCGCGAGCACTTGGAGAACATCGTTTCCGGCATCGGGCAGCGCATGGCCCTTGCCGCGATGATGCAGGATCAGATTCCCGTCATCAGCAAGGGCAAGGCATCGCTGAGCAAGGCCTCTGAAGCCATGGCCGAAGCACTCGACAGGTTCGAAGGTCTCGACCTTGACCGCAAGCGCGAACTCATCCGCTCTCTGTTCTCCGTGTCCGTAGAACCGTCTCTCAAGGGAGTTCGCCCGACCAAGGAGACAGCCGCAAAGCGGCTCGTCCTTACCCGTCTCGACCCCGCCACTGGACAACCTGAGCAAGAGGAATCGGAAGCCGCGTAGCCGATACTTCGGCGTGGCCAGACTTTCAGATTCAGAGATTGAAATCCGTTTTGCCTTCCTCTTCGCTGAAGCCGCCGAAGCCTTCCGAACCGATCCCGAGTACGTCGTCAGGATCGGTGAGCATGTCGGTTGGATGCTGGAACAGGGACAACTTCCGCTGAAGCAGCGAGAACGCAAACACAGAGCCCGTGTCGAACACAGCGCACCTGAGCCGAAGCAGCCGGAAGCGGCTCCTGAGCCTGACCCGAAAGAACAGAGGAACGCGAAAATCGTCAGGCTCCGCGCCGGTGGCCTGACACACAGCGAGATCGGCCTATCAGTCGGCTCAGTCCTTCCGGCGTGAGGCACGTCCTCAATCAGGCGCAGAGCAACACACCTCGCACCCGCTCGAAGAAGTGGGCGCAGCGCGATCTGCGCATCCTTGAGATGCACGAGCGCGGCGTGAAGGGCCGTGACATCGCGAAGATTCTCGGAGTGTCGAAAGCAACTGTGTCGATGAGGCTCAAGAAGATTCGCGCCGATACTTTCGCGTGACCATTCGCAACGTTCTCCGACACCGCGCAACGGTGAAGCGCTCAACCACGGTCATGGTTGGCGGAGTTCCGTCTACGCAGTGGGTCACCATCAGTGAGGCTCTTCCGTGCTTGCTCGACACAGGCACAGCGGCACAGCCTGAGCCGACGTATACGGCCACGCAGCAACAGACGCTAGACCGCTCCGGCGTGCTCTTCTCCCTCCCTGCCTCAGACCTGAAGGCAGGCGACCGGCTCACCTTCACCCGTGGCCAGACGGGGAACTTCGTCGTGAAGGCCGACCCCGCGAACATCAGCACGTTGAACGGTCCTCATCATCGGGAACACCGCGTAGAGGAAACCCCGTGAGCACGCCGCTTGTGGACTCCGTGACAGCGATCCTGAGGGCCGTATTGCCTGCCGATGTCCCGATCTCTGCAGGAGCCACCACACAGCGGGTGGAGGGCACAGGCGCGGCAGTGGTCGAGGTGCTCGACGGTGGGCCGTGGGCGATCCCGCGCGGGACGCAGGAACTCCGCGTAGTTCACTTAAATATTCTGGCCGACTGCACCCGTGAGGACGGCTTGCCCGTGGCCGACGATGCAGACCGTAGGGCTTGGGCGATCTATGAGGACATTCACGATGTGTTGCACGACGTCGCCCACGAACTGAAGAACTCAGACTCCAGAATCCATGAGAGCAGCCGCGTCGATGGGCCGTCATTCACCAATCTCCCTGATGGTGACGGCTCCGTCATGTGCACTGTTCGATACGCGATCCTGAGTGACTGAGGATTTTCAGCGAGAGATTCCGATACTTCGCGTATGAACTCCACTCTGACCGGCCTTGCACTCGTTGAGCGCTTGCTCATGGAAGACGGCGAAGGAGTTCAGGACATCGCCCGTACGACACCTCCCGATGAGTTGGGCGAACTGGTCTCTGTGCTCGCCACTCTCTTGGCCGCGCAGATGCACGGGCAGTACGGCAACGTCGGAGCGCTGGAGAAGATCACCGATTGGCGACACCTCTACGTGATGGGCAAGGCCGATGCGTAAGCCGTGCCTGAGTTGTGGAGAACTGAGCGACAGCACTCGTTGCGATCCGTGCCGACTGGAGCACGAGAGGCCGAAGCGCAGGCAGCAAGAGCGCACACGCGACAGAGGCAACAGCACAGAGCGCGGCTATGACGCAGCGTGGCAACGGCTGAGCAAGAGAGCGCGACGAATCCAACCGTGGTGCTCGCGATGCAACTCAAGCGATGACCTCACGACAGATCACAAGCCGAGCGCATGGGACAAGCACGCAAAGGGCTTGCCTCTCGCTCTTACTGATGTCGATGTGCTCTGCAACGACTGCAATCGAAAAGCAGGCTCATCCCGTCCCGGCTCTGAGAGGTGGCAGGCATGGCAACGCGACGCTTTGACGGTGACGTGAACGCATTCATCGCACAGGCAAGACACATCGCAGACTTTCCTGACCGGCTCAAGCGGAACATGGATGCCGTCCTTGAGGCCGCGTTCATCGACACCCAAGCCGAAGTGCACGTCATCTCGGGGATGCTCAAGGAATCAGGCGACTGGAGCAGTCACACGGACGAGAACGGCGACTACGTAGGAGAGATCTCCTACGGCGGTGCGCTCGCTCCTTACGCAATCTACGAACTCCAGCGCAAGGGCCACACGACGCTAGACAACGTGATGATCCGCTACTCAGACGCGTTCGAAGCGGCCATAAACGAAGCGCTGGAGTGACTCGAAACCCGAAGAGGTGGGGAGTTACCGGGGTCGGCAAAGGGTCTCGACCCGAGGGTTTTAAGGCAAGAGCCGGTTGAACGAGAGGAACAGGAGGGCAGGCAGTGGCTTCTATCGCACAGACAGCGCCGAATTCTGCCCCTCTGCGCACTGGCCGCAAGGCGAATGTCTCTCCTGACCCTCTCGACCTCTCACAGGCACCTAGGAAGGGCTGGAAGCGCGTTGCATGGTTCGCTGAAAACTTCCTGACTGTTCCTCACGGCTACGGGCGCGGGAAGCCGTTCAAACTCCGCAAGTGGCAGATCGTCATCCTGATGGGTCTGTTCCCGATGCGGGGAGACCGGCCAAGCAAGGGACTTCTGTCCCTGCCACGTGGGAACGGGAAGTCATCGCTCTCAGCGGTGATCGCGCTCTATCTCATCTTCTGCGAAGAGGAGTGGAGCCCGATTGTCTTGCTCTGTGCCTCTGACCTCAGACAGGCCGGGATCATCCTGAACATGGCTCGCCGCATGGTGGAACTGAGCCCGGAACTGAGCAGCCGCACGAAGGTCTACCAAGATCGGCTTGTCATGCCGTTCTGTGACGGCTCTATCCAAGCGATGCCCGCAGACGTGAACGCGCTTCAGGCTGGAGAGGTCACGCTCTCGTTGACGAACTCCACACAGTGAGCCCTGACATCTGGGAGAGCGTGCTTCTGGCCGCAGGCAAGCAGGAGAACTCACTTACTCTCGCGATCAGCACACCGGCTGTGTCTGAGGAATCGGTGATGTGGACTCTCGTTTCTGAGAATCGAGAAACCCCCGATCCTGACTTCTACTTCCGTGAGTACACATCTGATCCGACTCATCCGTGGACTGTCTCCACTGTGAACGGCAGTCGAATCCCGCTCTTGGCGACTTCCTCAACCGGAAGAGCATGGCCAGTGTCCGCAAGAGCACCCGTGAGAGCGAGTACCGGCGTCTGAGGTTGGGCCAGTGGCCGACGAAGACAGAGGACTCATTCCTCAGCACTGACGAAGTGGACTCGATCACCGCAGGCCGAAAGATCGATCTGGGCTCACGTGTCGTCATCGGCGTGGACGGCTCGACCACGGGAGACGCAACAGCGATCACTCTTGCCACCATCGAAGAGATTCCGTTGCTCGATCTGGCCAGAATCTGGGAGCCCGCCAACGAACACGACGAGGCCTATCGCGTGCCTGTGCTCGACGTGGAAGACGAAATCCGTTTGTTGTGCACGAAGTACGACGTTGCCGAGATTGTGTTCGACCCGTGGCTCTATCAGCGCACGATGGAAGTGCTCACCCAAGAGGGCTTGCCCGTCGTCGCGCATCCTCAGTCGCGGCAGCGCATGGGACCGCTCACGATCAGTTTCTACGAAGCAACTTCCAACCGTCTGGTCTCGATCACGCGCAGTCCGATACTTCGTGCGCACCTTCTGAACTGTCGCGTTCACGAGACCCCGCAAGGGCCAGTGCTTCGCAAGGTCACCCAGAAGAGCGCACGCAAGATCGACGCCGCAATCTCAGCGCTCATGGCCTACGGGAGAGCGGCACATCTCGCGCAAGAGAAGCCGAAGACTTTCAAGATGGTGAGGACACGACGATGAGCAGCATTGTTGAGAAGATGAGTGCCGCTCTCGATACGCGCGCAGCAACAGTGAACGAGTGGACAGCCCGCTACCGGGGTGAGTCTCAGTTCGTTCTCTTGACCCAAGAGCAGCGGGACGCGCTGAAGAACCGTCTCTCTTCGCTCTCGATCAACTACGGCGCTCTTGCCGTGGACTTGCTCAACGAGCGGCTTCGTCTGATCGGCTTCACCATCGACGGCACTCCTGATCTGAACCTCTGGGAACGCTGGGCAGATGTCGGGATGCTCGACGGAGCGCAGCAGGTGCAACGCGATGCACTGGCCACGGGTCAGGGCTTCGTCTCTGTGTGGGCTGACGAAGACGGCGAACCGATTGCCCTTCCCGAGTCCGCGTCACAGTGCATCGTGAAGCGCGATCCCGTCTCCCGTCGTGTCGTCGTGGGATTCAAGCGCTGGCAGGCAGACGGCTACGGACATGCCGCGCTCTATCTCCCCGATCAGATTCAGATTCTCAAATCTCAAAGTCACGTCCCTGAAGGCGGCTACACAGCGCCGAACGGCTGGCAGACCACGAGCACGATCCAAATCCTCTTGGCCGCGTGCCGTTGCTCGACGTGACCAATCTCGGAAGCGTTCAGGACGTCTACGGAGTCTCCGAGTTGGAGGGATTGCGCGACCTCACAGACGCTCTGCAGAAAGTGATGGTTGACGCGATGTTGAGCAGTCACGAGACCGGCACCGCTCGACGTTGGGCTACCGGCTTGGGAACGATCCAGACCGACGAAGACGGAGCCGCTGAAGATCCGTGGGCAGACGGCACCGCCACGGTTCAGCACGAATCGCCCGATGCGAAGTTCGGTCAGTTCAGCTGCCGACCTCGCAGGCTTCGACACGTTGGCGGGTCTCATCGTGAGGCAGATCGGCGCATTGTCTGGGCTCTCCCGCAGATGCTGGGATTGCACGCTGACAGCGCGATGAGCGCCGATGCGATCCGCGCGGCTGAGGCTTCCCTTGTGGCAAAGGCCGAAGCCCGACAACGCACATTCGGCAGGGCTTGGGCACAGGTGGCCGCGCTCTTGCTCGCGATCCGTGACGGCGGAGACCCGAAGCGATTCAAGGTCATGCCGGTCTGGTCTGACCCCGCTACGCGCAGCGAAGCACAGGCAGCCGATGCCGCTGTGAAGTTGCGTCAGGCCGGGATCCTCTCGACACAGGGCACGCTGGAGCGTCTGGGGATGTCTCCGCGTGAGATCGCGCAGGAGCAGCAGCGCGCAGCCGCTGACATGGCAATGCAGGTCGCTTCAGGTCAGGTCTCCCCGTGACCACACAGGCACCGGAGCAAGAGGCAGACAGCGCAGCGGCAAAGGTGCTCGCGATTCTGGCGATGTACGAAGCCGCCACGATCACGCAGGACACAGCCGCGCAGGCAATCGCTACAGCCACGTTCGCAGGCAAGGCCGTTGCCTCACGTTGGCCGATGCTACATCTCCACGTTGGCCAACGTCAGGCCGACAGCTCATCCCCGACCGCGAAGAACTCGACCGACTGGCCGACGCAGCACAGACAGTGCTCTCTGAAGACGCAGAGGCGACACAGGAGCGCTTAGAACGTCTGGCGCGGGCAGAAGTCCTCAGCAGCAAACAGCAGGCTCTCAGAGCGGCAATTGAATCCGCAGGCTTTGAATTCTGGCAACGCATCGGCGCGGCTGACTGTTGCGAAGAAATCTGCCGTCCGCTCGACAACGAGATTCAGCCGGTCAAGCGCATCTTCTGGGCTCACCCGCTCTGCCGTTGTCGTCTCGTGCCCTATGGGGAACGCACACAGCAGCCGGAGCCCGTGGAAGCCACACAATCCCCGCTCTTCACAATCACAAGAGGCGTCGAAAGGACAGCATCATGACTGAGGAATCAGCCGCAGAGCAGCCCGCAGTTTCGGGAGACGCAGACAGCACAGGCGAAACGGAGCAGGAACAGCCCGTAGAGCGCACCTACTCCCAAGCCGAGTACGACGCGCTGAAGGAAGAATCAATCAAGCACCGAAAGGCTTCGAAGTTGGCCGACACGTTCCGCGACGCGCTCCGACAGGCAGCGTGCAAGCAGGCATCTTCCGGAGTTCTTCACGAGCCGATCCAGTGGAGCGACGACTTCGACGGAGAAGACGGCTTGCCGGATCACGAGCGCATCACTGAAGCCGTGGCAGCGCTCGCAGAATCGAAGCCGTGGATGACTCGTGTTCGCGGAGATGCGGGCATCGGCTTCCGTGGCGACGACTCAGACGCAGATGTTGATCTGGTTGCATTGATGCGCGGCTGACAGTTCAAAAACTTTCTGAAGACGTGCATGTCTGACCCCGTGGCCGTACGTACTACATAGGCACCGAAACAGGTTCGGGTCTCTCTCAACACGGAGGTTCAGAAGATGGCCAACAAGCGAGCAATTCTCAAGGCCGGTCCGTATCTGGCCAGACGTAACAAGTTGGTCGCTGAGTCTGAGAAAGTCGAAGCAGCCTTAGCGAGCGCTGAAGCCCGCTGGGATGCAGAGGACTACTCAGAGAAGTACAGCGATGCCTTGAGCGGCTATCAGGACGGATTCCGTGACGGCATGGCTTACGCCAACTACGTGAATAGGTCATAATCAGCAACGGCGGTCCTCCCAATCGCTGAAAAGCCCGCTAGGCCTCTTGGTCGAGGTCCCCTAGCGGGCTTTTTCATGCGCTCACAAGTTCATTTTAAAAAAGTGAACGAGTAACAGAAAGGTAACGATAAACCCGCCAAGCAAGATCGCCTGAGGATTTCTCTAGTCAGATGCCGATCCTTCGCGCGGGAAGACCTCTGCGGACAGCACCTGAGAACGATCCGGGACAGCGCGATTACAGAAGCGATCCCATAGCGTCCAGCGTGATCTGGGGAGCGGTGAACATCCTCAGCGGCTGACAGGTTGACTCCGGGCTAGGACTGGAGAAACAGACGCGGGCACCTACTGGGGAAGGGCAACCCTTTTCTCTGAGGAACCTCAGCACCGCAGACCGTCTATCTGAAGGTGATGACAGACCTTGGCTCCCAATCAGTATTGACCGGGAGAATGGCTAGGACTAGCTGACATCTGTCAGGTATCCCGCCAAGGGGAAGGGAGATAGTCATGCCCTCTTACTCATCACTCACTCTTCGCATCTTCTTCCACAATTTCGAAAGGAAGGGTTGTGAGTGTCGATCAAGAATCGCCTGACTCATTTGCTTGCTCTCGGCCAATCTCATAGTTTGCTCAGCGATTCGGAGTTTTTGATCTATGGTCACTTCTGAGAGGTCCAGTTCTCTTAGTTCGTTCTCCATCAATTCGATCTTGTGAAGTCCACTCTTGGCGATTGATTGACCTTCAGCGATCAATTTCCGACGCAATTTGAGGGTTCTCGCGAGTACTTGAGTGAGATGGATTAGGATTAGAAATCCTATGGAAAACATGGTGAGACCCAAGACGGGAGCCAGTTGCTCCAACCATTGACGATTGAGATCATTTCTTGCTATCGCGATACCGGTGCTCGTGAGTAGGACCGCAAGGGCGCTAAGAAGGCCGGTTATAATTGGACTCGGCAGTTCGCGTCTACTGCTGTATTCAGATACCGACGTGCGCACCCTCTCCTCCATGGTCTCTCGCGCATCAACAAGATCAGTTGGAAGGGATTTCAAAATCTCTGCTTCATGCTTGATGAGAGCAAGTTGTCGATTTCTCCCGGCGCTCAAACCGAGAAGCGCAGACGATAGCCAGAAGACCTATCAGTACCTCAGTCATGGGTCAGGCGCGTGTCATCGTCGGTCGCTCTCGTGAGCGAACACGTAGAGCGGGCCGTCAGGGTGGGCGGAGTCAATCGCGACCAACTCCATGCCGGGACCTGTCTTCTGATTGTTGAGCGCAGCCTGTAGCCGCTCCGCGAACGTCGTGCGCTCCGTGACAAGTCCGCTCTCTTGGTTGATGCCGTGCGTGGTGAGTACTTGGTATGCCATGCGCTCAGGCTAGAGCGGATCGCCTGCCGATACTTAGGAAACGGCGCGACGAAGCGGGATGCCGACATCGCGTAGCGGCTCGGACAGGGGTCCGAGTCACAGAAATTTTGTGACTCTCAAAGGACCCCCAAATGGTTGTTCAGACCTCCACGACGCAGGAACTCATCCAGAGCCAGATTCAGAAGGTTCTGACTCTCCCGCTGGAGCAGGAATCTACGTTCCTGTCCTCCGGTGTTCGGGTCATCGACTCCGCCTCTCCGGTGCGCTTCCCGAAGTTGTCCGCTGACGATTCCGCAGTCGGATACACAGCAGAAGGCGCGAACATCCCACAGGATGACGTGGACTTCTCAGAGGTCGCTCTCATGCCCTCCACCATGCAGAGTTTCAAGCGGATCATCCCCGTTACTCACGAAGCGCTGAGGACGGCCACGCTCGATCTGAGCGGGATCATCCAGAGCGCTCTTGTGCGATGGATGAGCACGAAGACCGATGCCGCTTTCTACGGCGACGGCGGCGACGGAGTGACCACGATCAAGGGCGTGTTTGCTCAGGCAGGCACTCAGACTCTCCCCGTGGGCGCGGCACTGTCCCTGTCCGCCGTGAAGGCCGCTACAGCGCTCGCGCTGAAGGCTCACGTGGACACGTCCGCTCTCCGGCTCTTCCTGACTCCTGAGGACTTCGTATCCCTTCAGAACGAAGAGGATGCAGACGGGCGCGGGCTTCTTCAGCCTGACGCGACTCAGGGCTATTCGTGGCGCGCAGCCGGTGTGCCCATCGTCGTGACGGATCGACTTCCCGACGACGACGAGACCACTCCGGCAGGCCGCGCACTTCTGGCCGACATGAGCAAGGCCGTTGTGGTGCGTGACATCCAGAGCGTGACGATTCTCAAGGAAGCGCTGGCCACCTCCGGCAAGGTCGGACTCAGCGCAGCGGCTCGCTTCGACATGGGTCTCTTGGTACCTGAAGCGTTCGTCACCCTGACCGGGATCACCCGCGCGTGATGGAAGCACTTCCGACAGGTCAGACGGTCATCTCATTCTTGGGTTGGCCGTCTGACCCGTCCCTGATCACGCAGGCCGATCAGCACGCGGAGCACGTGGCCGCTCTGGCTCACGCGTACACACGCGGCAAGGGCTTCTCAGATGACGGAGCAACGGCAGAGCCCGCGCTCTGCAAGGTGATCGTGTCCGCCACAGCGCGGAGCCTCTCGAATCCGTCGCAAGCCCGTAGAACGGAAGCAGGAGCGTTCAGTGAACTCCCCGGCTCGCTCGCTTCGTTCTCGTTGCTCGAAACCATCGCGCTGGATCGCTACCGGGTGCGCATGGCCTGAACTCCCGCTCTGGTCGAGGTCCTGTTAGATCCCCCGCTCGCCGCGTGAAGGGTGTGACCGGCGTTTCAACTCGACCAGAGCGGGTCTGCTTGCAGTGCAACTCAAAGCGCTTCGAGTGGTGGAAGCGCAGCTCGTAGACCTCTTCGACGGAGATCACCCGCTCACCCCCGGGGATGGCGGAGGCCAGGCAGTTCAGCATGGTCGTCTTGCCAGCCTGAGTGCCCCCGGCGACCAGGATGTTGAGGCCGGCGCGAACACTGGCGTCCAGGAACTGCGCCGTCTGAGTCGGCATTGACTCGAGGTCCACGAGGTCGGGCAGCCGGCTGGCCCGCAGGGTGAACTTGCGGATGTTGACGGCAGTGAAGCTCGGGAAATGCCCTCGAGCACGACGTGGAGGCGGTGGCCCTCGGGCAGCATCGCATCGACGAACGGCGCGGAGACGTCGATGCGGCGGCCACTCGACTTGAGCATCCGCTCCACGAGCTCCTGGACCTCGGCCGTGCTCAGCACCGTGTTGGTCAGCTCGTGCTTGCCGTGCCGAGCGACGAAGACCTGGCTGGGATCGTTGATCCAGACCTCCTCGACGCTCGGATCGTCGAGGTAGGGCTGCAGTGGTCCGAAGCCGGAGACCCGCGCGACCAGCTCCCCGACGACCGCCTGCGGATCCGGCACCGACGCGACCTGCCCGGTCAGGCTCCGCTCGTCATGAGCACGCACCACCTGCTCGGCGATGCGGCGTACGACGACCGCCTCCGACTGTGGATCGACACCGTCACGACGGACGACCTCACGCACCCGTGCGTCGAGCTGACTGACCAACGCAGCGTGTGCGTCGGCAATGGTGCTGGTCACTGGGTCCCCGTCCCCGAGATGGGCTGGCTGCCCGACTGTTATATGTCAGGTTCGGCCCGTTTGACCATGGCCGCCCGCAATGCCTGTGGAAAACCCGACGATTTCGACACGGGTGGACCGAGTCCTGTCACGTCCGAGCGCGCAGCGGTGTCGTCCGGATGACAGATGAACGAGGCGCGCTCGAGGAGGCACGATGGTGGCCATGGACGACCAGGACCCGTTGGACGCGGCGTTCGAGGAGCACCGTCCCCGATTGCACGCGGTCGCGTTCCGCATGCTCGGCTCCGAGGCCGACGCGGAGGACGCCGTGCAGGACGTGTGGCTGCGTGTGAGCCGGGCCGACACCGCCTCGGTCGA